GTATGTTGGAGAATCAAGAGATGCATATAAATTACCAAACGCTTGGTCGAGTTCTTTGATAGCTAAAGTTAAATTATCGCCATCATGAATTACATAGTTACCAGATCCAGTTCCTACTTGTGTTGTAGAAACCGCAAAAGGCGTGCCTACATTACCATTACTCGTTGCATTAGCAGTACCGGCAGAAGTATTAGTTACTGTTACAATTCCAACACCTGCTACTGCACTAAAATTTCCAGATGCTTCGGTATTTAAGACGGTAGCCAATTTTGAGGCAACTGTGGTTGCACTGTCAGCACTAGAAACATCGACTTCTAAATAAGAATTAACGCCTGCTACTACTGGCTTGCCACCACCGCTATTGACATTAAACCAGACAGCATACTGCATTGCGTTTGCAGAAGAATTAATAAGAAAATATTCACCAGTAGTAATTGTAGAGCCTGCACCAACAGTAATGGCCGTAATTTGTGGAATAGAATTTGGATTTACCGAATTAACATACTGAGGTTGAGAAGATGCGCTTGATGAGGCCCCAATATATTGAAGCAATTCTTTTGAGGTCGTACCGCTAATTTCAACTGATTCTCCATTGTCAAGTTCTTGACCTAAAAATCTAACATAGACTCGTGGGCTTCCACCATTGTCCTCGCGTAAAAATAACCAAAACAAATTACCAGAAACCGGTACTGCATTTCGAGCAGCAATATAGATGTTACGATTGGTAGATGGAGTTGGAGCTGCTGTATAGGTACCAAACGCATATTTTGCTTGTGCGCCACCAATTCCAGTATTGTCGCCAACCACAACATTTGTTTTTAAGGTCACTGTATACGCATTGTTTACAGTTTCAATCTGGTAATATCCAGCAGATGTATTTGAAGCAACTTTAATGTAGTCGCCAGCTAATAAGCCTGAAGTCCAAGAAACAGAGCCTACTGAAGTTACGGTAGGGGATCCACCAACAAAAATTAAATTAGGTCCAATCACTACATCCCGTACCAAAGTAATATAGGCTACTTCATCGTCGGTAAGAGTGATATCTGCAGAAGAAGGATTTGCAGTTAAACTATATGTCAAAGAAGATCCAATTACTCGAATTTCAATGTCTTGATCCCAGTTAATTTGACCTGGAGTAGTGATAACGCTTGGAGAGTAAAAAGTAAGTGAAGCACCGGTAATTGTAAGCGTGGCTTCTTGGCTCATCGTGATAGTTGAACCAGAAATATTTATGATAGTGGTATTTTGAGGAATTCCTGTACCAAAAATGTAGTCGCCATTTACAAGACCTACTGTAGACGCCAGGGTCGAAATCGTGTTGTTACCCGTGGAGATATTCCCTGAAGTCCCAAGGACAGGATCTGAATTTGGCAGGATACCATTTGAAATCTCTCCAGATCCGGTAACAACAGTATTACCTAGATCTTGAAAAATACTTTGAAGGGAAGGAGGCGCTCCTCCTCCAGATGGCCCAGAGAACCAATATGGAGTTCCTTTGATCTCCAAAAGGGTAGTCATTATGGCATTTTCCCAATCCTTAGCACATGTAAGTTGCTTATCGCCACCACTAAATGGATCTACTGAATTTGAAGTAGTAGTAACTGGAGCCTGATTTCTACCTGCTGCCCAAGGGTACATATAACTTGGATTTGGATTGAGTCCACCTGTCTCAAGGCTATAAAGCATCCAACGGCAATCAGAGATGGAAGTAACATTACCATTTGAGTCGGTAGTTACTATAGCAATAGGGAGCACATTAATCGCCCATACTGAAGTTGTAATGTAAAGTTTGAAAGTTAATGTTTGTGCCGCAGGAGCGATTGTAGTGATCTCGTTGATTGCAGCAGCACTCCAAATATATTTAGTTTCATCTGTTGACGAATCTGCAAATCTATTGTAATCTATACCTACGTAATTAGTGGAATTTGGAGCAAAAGATCCAGATACATTCGTATTCGTAGCAGCGTTCAGTACTTGATTTGGAGTACCTGTAGGAGTTTGAAAAATGGTCCCTGAGACAGAAGCATTGATGTTTATTACGCTACCCGGATCCACTACTAATTGGAGTCCGTTTGCAGGAGCTCCGATTGCTCCAGAGACTAAGATATTGAATCCACGAACGATGTACCCTTGGGTCGTATTCGTCCAAAGAGCGGTTACCATCGTATCAAAATCGTTACGAACCCCAGATTCTATCCGTCTGGCATCGCTAATGTTATAACGCTGTTCGCTTAATAGATTTGAGGTAGTTAATATGGCCATGTATTAGTCCTTAGATAATAAGATTGTCATTAAGGTTATATCGTATTAACTTGAATCTTATAGGTAGAAGTAACCTAGAGGTACCCGGTGGGCAAAACTAGAATTGGCCGCAAAGAATACAACACCATACAGGAATTTAAGCATAAAATTCAAGCACTTAAGCGTGAAAACGACGATTTGCGTAAACGACTGGCGAGAATAAAACTCGATGAATACGGTCAATTAAAGAAAACTATCAAAAAACACTATAAAAAGGAAGAAACTCAGCAAGGCAATGATATACTTGATAAAGTTAGGCAAGAATGGCGTTGTAAGGAACCAAATTGTGCTGGCTTTTTGGAGATTTTTTTGTATAATAAACTGAGCGAGACTTGGTACTTTAGACGCTGTAGTGAAAATATGTGTAAAAATAGAACGAAAGCCAAGAAATACGATCCAAATTCAGTAAAAGGCATCATCAAGAAAGAAACAAAAAGTGAGTAAATTCAAAGAAGGCGATGTAGTAATGGTAAGCACCTGTCAGGCAGGAACGATTTGTGGCTTTATCAATGGAGTTATGGTTTTGTTGCAAAATAAAGATATTTGGTACGGAAAAGAATCTGAATGCTGGGAACCGACTAGTCCAGAGGAATTAGCAGCCGCAAAATTAGATTTCGATCGATTTAAGAAGTAAAATCAACTATTTACATTTTTACTAACGATATTCTGAAATTTTTGAATATAGCGTTGATAAATAGTATATACGTAATTACTCAGTAATCCAATATTTGGCGTAGGGATTGGTTACTTTAGGTTGATAATAAATTTGACAAACATCAGTCATGCCTAAAGGATAAGCGTTATAAAGCCTTCTAAGCCATATTTTAGAAGCTAACCAACAAAGAAGACTTGTGGGGGCAGTCGCCTGAATTAAGTGCCAAGCAAGTCTCCTAGCATCGGTATTTCCAACATCGGTACCCATACAACTTAAGGCTATTACAAATGCAGCGTACCAATAAAATAAATGGGCGCTTAATCTGGCAAGCCAATGTAACGGATTCCATAGACTGGGAAAGGCTCCAGAAACCATACATGCTACTAATTGAGGCTGTCTGAGTAACCAGGCGTCCCAATTCCCGATATGGCCTGGATTGGTGCTATCCATAAAACCCAAATATTTTATCATTGCCAAAAGGAATTTGCGAGGAATTTTAGTATTTCTTAAATTTTTACATCCTGAAAGCACGCCATAATAATCGTCAACCGACTCCAATGAATCGATCTGAGTGACAGGAACTCTATTTAAAATTCCTTGTGGAAAAATACACTGCTCGATTTTTTGATTATAGTCAATTTTGTCCTGATCGCTTAACATGCTATTTTTTGCAAGAATTACGTAGTATTCTGCAGTGAAACAGGTGCCATTATCCGAACCCTTACCTGTTGATGGTTGAGATTGTGGGTTTGGGGCCATTAAACCGTTTCCATCGATATAAATACAAAAATCAGAACGAAGTGTCATATCTACTTAAGATTGCAGCCCTTTAAAGACCTTGTCAAATGCCTATATGTCAGGTATTATATGTTATGGAGGTATTGAATGAACTATTATTCAATCATTTTTTCTGCAGCAAAGGCTGCTAAGGTATCGGGACTGCTTCTCTACGCAATCTGTGGATACGAATCAAACGATTTCACCCAAACGTATGTAGCCCAAGATCACGGATCTCCAAGTGTAGGAATCTGTATGGTGAAATTAAATACAGCTCAGATGCTTGGCTATAAAGGTACATTGGTAGATCTACAAAAACCAGAAGTTAACGCAAAGTATGCTGCTCTTTATTTGAAATACCAACAAGATCGTTATGGATCTGATGATTGGTGTAAAATTTCTGCCGCTTATAATTCGGGAAGTTTCCTTGAAAGTAAGAAGGCTCCAGGAAAACCAAAAAATCTAGAGTATGTAAAAAGAGTTCAGAAAAAACTTGCCGAGGACATAAGAGACAAGTTATCATGTGATAAGGAGTAATATGAGATATTTCACTTCAGATCCCCACTACTACCATAAAAATGTCATTAGATATTGTAACCGCCCATTCACCAGGAATGTCGATAAATTAACGGAACTAACTGGTGGATTTGCTCCAGCGTTTGAACTTAATTTGGCTATCGAAAGAGATGTCGTGGAAATGAATGGGGCTCTCATAGCTAATTGGAACTCAATAGTGACTCCAGAAGACGAGGTTGTTGTAGTTGGAGATTTTTCCATGGCTTTGAGGCCTGTTGAACTATATACGAATCGCCTCAACGGGCGTAAAATTCTCGTTGCTGGAAATCACGATTTTTGTCATCCCGCACATAAAAAATCCAAGAATCCAGAAAATCAAAAGAAGTGGACCGACAAATACCTATATTGGGGATGGTCTGAAGTACACCTAAAAATGGAATTAGATCTTCCCGGTATTGGTTTGGTCAATGTATCTCATATGCCATATAAAGGTGGAAGCGATTCAGGTGACGAAGAACGTCACGAAAAGCATCGATTGGATGATGACGGAAAAATTCTTATTCATGGACATATTCATGAAAAAGGATTGATTACAAGATCCCGTAAAGGAACCTTACAGTTAAATGTAGGCGTAGATGTTTGGGGCATGAAACCAGTTTCTGAAGAAGAAGTAATTAGGGCTATTTTAAATGCAAAAAGAAATTAAGCCAATTGAAATTTTCACTTCTTTGGATTTGGAGATGAACAATAAAGAAGGCAAGAAGATCATTCAGATTGGTGCTGTTGTGGGGAATATCACGACAGGCGAAATTTTAGAAACACTATCCATAATTGTAAACCCTAAAGAGCAACTTACCGATTTCATAATTGGACTTACTGGAATCACTCAAAATGATGTTGACAATGGCGTAACTTTAGAAGAAGCTTATTTAAAATTAAAAGAAATGCATTTAAGACACAAAAGTTTTATTAATTGTATCACTTGGGGCGGAGGAGACTCACACGAACTTGCAGAACAACTCCTGAAAGAGAATCCAAATTTTACGGGCTGGTATTTTGGGCGTCGTTGGATTGATGCAAAAACCTTATTTGTGTCATGGCGTTTTGCAAACGGCCAACCTATTCAGGGTGGTCTTGCCCGAAGTATGACAAAAGTTGGACTAAAATTTAAAGGTCGTAAACACAACGCTCTAGATGACGCCACAAATACGTTCCATATGTATAGAGCGATGCTTGGAAAACTTAAATGAGTAAATTGGTTAGACTTCTAAAGCTTGCCCACTCAATTGAAATTGGTGCGTACCATGCCTATGAGGGTCACTGGCGTAACACCAAAGATCCGACAACACGAAAGAGATTGCAAGAAATCCAAGAGGAAGAGAATTTCCATAGGCAGCAAGTACGCTTCATGCTCAGCGAAGTAAAATCTAGTCCCAATTTCTTTCTAGATTTTTCCATGTATTTGGTGGGGAAATCGGTATCTGTATCTTGCTATGTTATGGGATATAAAGCAGCAATGTGGGGAGCCAAGATCTTTGAAATATTAGGTTCAAACATTTACCGAAAATTGTCGAGAGAGGCTTTTAAGGAAGGACACTGTTTTATGTCCAATCTTTTATACAAAATGAATAGGACTGAATTAGAGCACGAAGAGTTCTTCAGAACGTGTCTTATGAAAGGTCAAGAGGCCAAAAAAGTACTTGACCCATAAAATCAAAGTTCAATTTATATGTGCTCTTAACTTGGCCAGATTCATTAACCTTAGTAATTTTGGCTTTTGGAATACTCCAAATAGTTTCCCCTGTAGAACGATCTTCTAAACGAAGGCTAACATAATTTGATGCCGCAAGATCGGAAAATAAAGGCCTCAAGTTTTGCCCTTGAACACCACCGGATTGTTTTACCCTTAATCCTCTCACTGAGCCTCTGGTGGCCACTTGACCTCCTCCAGCCAGTTCTTGGGGATAAGGGGAGTTGATACCATAAATGGCGTATTCTCCAGTATCAAGTTCTAAAGTGACGCTTTGTGCGACTTTATAAATTTGATTATTAACATACAATCTAACCAAAGCTCCTGATAAAATTATACTTTGTTGTGCCATAAAATTCCTTAAGGTCCGTACACATACGAAATTTCATTCGCTCCAGGTATGGGACTTTCCCAGCCGCCCAACCCAATTGAGTTTGGATACAGCACCGTGTATATGACGGTTACACCGGCAGCAACGATAGTATCAATCAAGTTCTGTGCATATACCCGACCACTTGCTGTATCTGTCAAATATGGCTGATAGGCACTTCCATCTGTAGGAAGTACAATTGGACTTTTGCTCGCAACCAATAAAACAGAAGCGCCTTCAGCATGAGCCTGTTGAATGAAATATGCTGGACTAATCAACAATGTTCCACTTGAAGGAGCGGCAATATACGGAATTGGTCCTTCTTGATCGCTACATCCATAATTGATTATTAAATACCCTGTAGTATTTGGAAAATCGGTAGAATTCGCAACATTAATGATCTGTCCTGTTTCGCCATTTACTGCGGAAGTTAGCGTTGTAGAGGCCCCACCAATTGTAAAGCCTTGGCTCGTATCATAGATATATGGCCCTAAAGTTGTTGGTTGGGACGGTCCATTATCGGATGCTGTTGAAGCCGTTTCTGATATCAAAATAATTGCATTATTTGATATAGAAAGGGTTAAAGTAGGAGCCGCTATAGCGATTGCGGTATAGGCACTTTGGGCTACTGTATTTGCGGTATCTTCAGGATTTGCACTAACTTCAATTCCGGTAAATCCAGGTATCGCTGGATCAGTATTACTTCCACCAGAAACATTAAACCAAACATAGTATTGGTTAGAATTTCCCAAATCGCCAATTAAATAGTAACTTCCGGCCCCAATCGTATTAAAATTACTTGCAGCTTCAAAAATCAATTGAGTCTGTGGCATTTCAGAAATACCGTGTAGGTGGGCAGATCCAATCCTGGTTCTTTGGATTACCTGTGTTGTAGCCGGAACAAATATTTGTAAGATATTGGCTTGAGTCTGATATACGGCAGCATAATAAGATTTACTTAAAATAGTTTCCCTGATTGGAACGAAAAATTGAATAGCAGAATCTATTCCTTGAACAATAATTCCAGGACTTCCTGTTGGATTGTTAATCTCGAAATATGAAGAATTAATTGCGCCACCTTCGGCAGATACAATAGTATAAGTACCTTCATTATTGGAAGATGTAAATCCACCACCGTAAATATTTACATACTGTCCAGGTTCTACATCGCCAACCCCAGGATCTGCGCCGCCAGTCCAAGTAAATCTTAAATTCCCACCGGGCTGTTGGGAAATGGTCCATTGCGTAGAAAAGTTTCCTGCTGTCGGAACAGTTGCTGGGAAAAGGAGTACGTTTTGTGCTCGACCTCCATAAACCGTAATGGAAGAGGAAGCCCCAATTGTATCACTAAGCAACTGAACATAATTACCATTACCATCGTTATTTAAAATTGCGCTACCGGAAACACCTAAATTGCTTAGCCCAATTGAAATTGCATTAGCTACTTCTTGTGCGGTTGCCGCTGCTATATTTGTAAATTGACTAGTAGAAAAAGTAACCGTATAAGTTCCAGTACCATCAAAATTGATCATTAAGGTATCGCCATCTTGAAGGGCATACGGCTCAAAATTCTGAGAATTACTAGTTGTTTTTACGAATTGATCACCAAAAACGGCGTCTAAGATTTTGTTGATTAAATCGCGTACCTGTTTTCTGTTTTTGACTTGAATTCCAATTGTTCGAAAGATATCATCGCTAAGACCAATAGTTGGGTCTCTCACGATACCGTAGTTGGATAAAACTAGATCTAAATAGTTGCCTTGGGCAGTTGCTACGTAAAGACTGTCATTTACTGCCTGAACGTTGTTTACTAAATAGGCAGAATTCGTAGCCAAAGCATTTAATACGGCATCGACTTTTGGACCCTTCATAAAAGGATTCAAGTAAGAACGCAGTCTTTTGTATTCTTGTGCTTGTGTTGTTACTGCCATATTATGAGCCTATCAAAGAAACCGAAATATCTGAAATTTGATTTGCAATGAAAGCTTTCTCGCCAGTTACTAACTGAATCTCATCTGAAGCAACTGTGTAGGCAGGATTTGTGATCACAACAGATATAACTCCAGGAATTGCTCTAACTGCTTCAACGATGGAAGACAAATCGATACTTTGACCTAACGGATTAGATTGAATGAGGGCATATACAGTAGACTGAATTTGGCTAGTAATTTGCGCAAAAGACACGCCGATATTTGTCCTGATTGCAAGAGAAATCTGAATATTCTTTAAAAGCGGTTCTCTAATGAAAATATCTGTTCCTGCGGCATTTACACCAGGATAAGTAATAGAGTCTCTTGGATCTCCATAAATAACCCTGTTTGCTTCTCCAATAAGACCTATATCGAAATTGTAACTATCGATACCACTTCTAAAAGTTGTTGGAAAGTTTAATTTACCTAAAGATGTGAGCCCTACATTTGCAGATAAATTAATTTTATCGTATTGTGCAGAAGTATTAAGCACAATATTGTTAAAATTAGTTGTTCCAGGCTGAGGAGAAATATACGCAACTTGTTTGTATCCAGTATAAACTTTTCCTTCTTGCACAGACAAAGAAACTGAATTTGTGGATAGATTGGTATTGTATTGCGTAGAAACAACACCGGCAATAATTGCCGTAGTTGGACTTAGAACTTCAAGGATTTCATAGGTTCCAGCATTTCCTGTACCTAAAACCGATCCATTAATTACTAACTTATCGC